GCCGTGAGCGCATCATGGCGATGAATGCCATCGAAGACGAAGAATTAGAGAAACTCAATTATTAACCCCTTAAAACTGTTTTAAGATGAAGGATTACAAAAGTATGACTTTCGAGGAGTTGGCAGTCGCTAAGCGCGAGGCCAACGACAAGCTGGGCGAACTCTACGTCAGCGCAGCTAACCGTGAACTGAAAGACGACGAGAAGCAGACTGAACTGAATCTCAGTCGTGAGTTGAAAATGATTAAGGAGGCAATGTCCGACATCGCCATCCGCGAGAACCACGACAAGGCTCTTGGCGACCAGCGTCAGGAGAAACTTGGCGAGCAGTTCCGCAAGTTGCTGAAGGGCGTGCGCACCAACCCTGGCAAGGCTCAGCGTGAAATCCTGCTGTCACCGGGCAACAACTCGGACGGCACCAGCAACGTGACCGCCAACATCGACGCCAGCGGTGCCATCCGCCTGACCATCCACGACCTCATTCCTACGCTGCACGAGGGTCTTGACCTTCCCGAAGGTCTGAACATCGTGACTGGCGTGACCGGCAATGAGATTTGGCCTGTCAGCATCAACGACGTGGAGATGGAAGAGGTAGGTGAAATCGAGGCTCTGAGCGATCAGGTGCTGAACTTCGCCAACATCACTCCTACCGTTCGCCGTTGCGGTCTGACCGTTCCCGTCAGCAACATGGCTATTGACAACGCTGCTTTCGACCTGATGGCATTCGTTCAGTCGAAGTTCGGTATCGCCTTCCGCGAGTACTGGGCCAAGAAGATTTACTCTCGTGCAGAGTGGAGCGGCAACAAGGGCGCATTCAGCAACCTGTCTCCTATCGGTGTCATCAAGCTCGGCAGCGGCGACGAGTACAAGCAGATTCTGACTGCCGTGGCTCAGTTCTCCGACAAGGGCTTCTTCGAGGGCGAGGTTTGCCTGTCTATGGACCGCGTGACCGAGGCTCAGCTCATGGCCACTCCGAAGATCAAGGGAGCCGCCGGTGGCTTCGTCATCGAGAACGGACGCTGCTGCGGCTATCGCTACACCGTCAGCCACTTCGTGAACACCGAGCTCAACGCCAGCGGCAAGTTGGTGGCAGGCAAGGGGCGCTACCTCGAAATCGGCTACTACGAGTGGTTCGCAGGCCAACAGCACGGCGATGTCCGCCTGACAATCGACGCTACCAGCCAGGCTGTCAGCAAGAAGAACATCACCGCTGTCACCATCAACACAGCATTCTCAATGACTGACCTCTCCATCTACATCAACGGTGCAGGTGGCACGACTCAGGCATTCGCTTGCTACGCTGTGATGGATGCCGACACTCCCGAAGTGCTCGCAAGCCAGCACGCCGTGACTGTTCCCAAGAACGGCAGCAAGACCGTTTCCGCTATCAGCAACGTGGCTGGTGCTTTCATCACCTACGCCGTGACCACCGCCCTGTCAGGCGTGAGCGTCACCAACGCTGGTGTCATCAGCGCAGGCACAACCGCCGGCACAGCCGTCATCACCGTGACAGCAAGTAAGCAGGAAGGCAGTTCTACGGTCGCCATCGCAACCGACACCATCACCGTCACCGTTCCAGCGTAAACTCTCTCTTCTGGTTCATAGTTCCAGACCGCTCCGGCGGTGCTGGTGGAGGTAACTGCCCACACATCGCCGGAGCCATTTCTAAAGAACAACGAACCGATAAGTGAAACCAATCAAAACGTCACACACAAGGTATTGCATTTATGTCAATGGAACTTGACGAGATATTCTACAATGCGCTGACATCCGACGAGACGCTGACGGCACTGGTAGGCAGCCGAATCAAATCGACCTGCTTTGAGGTGCCACCAACGGAAGATGACAACACGCCGCTGCCATATATCATCATTACCGACGACCCGTACACCAACGATGTCGGAACGAAGGATGATGTATGGGAAGGGAGTGTTGACCACGCCATGGCAAGCATCATAATCAACGCCAGCGACCCATACGAGGTGAAGCGCATTCGCAGGGTTGTCCGTCATGCCATCGCCACCTACGTCGCCAGCATGACAGAAAACATCCCATACCTTACCTCCGCATCCAACGAAGGCATTGCATGGGACTGGGAGAAGCCATGCTATTTTGACACACTACACTACCAATGTGACATTGACATTGATTTAACAGAAGAAGAAAATGGCTAAGAAAACTAAAAACGAAGCCGTAGAGACAACACAAGTCCCCGCGTATGTAACAGAGCTGATGGAAAAGGGTGCCGTAGTTCTCATGGGCCGCTCGCAAGGCGAACTCGACGAGCAACTTGCAGCCATCCCATCCGATGTTCAATACTACGCTGGACAAGTCAGCTACTACGTTGACAAAGGACTCTACCGTCTTCAGGTTAATCTTAAAGAGTAACGGAAATGGGAAAGAAGAAATCTAACATCGACGAGGAAGAGGTGCTTGAACAGATAGGAGAAGAAATTGGACAGGAGCTAAAGGCTGAAGCAACGGAAGATGCAAAGCCTAAAATTGAGCCGAATGTTCCTATCTGTTTCGATGCTACCACAAGGACAGAGGCACAGGCAAAGGTGCGCGAATTGAAAATGAAGGCTGCATCTATTGGACTTTGCCACATGGTAAGCACTCCAATACTGTTTATCAAGAAGGACTACCTCGACGAAGGACATTTCAGTGTTAAACTAACTTTTACAAAGTAGAATATGGCATTAAAAAAATTGCTTGGGAGTAACTTCCGCGTAGTGGAAGGCTCCGCTGTCATTGCACAAGCCACAGCCTGCCAAGTTACCGTAAGCGGTAACATGGAGAGTGCCCGCACAAAGGACACGCCTAACGGCTACGACCAGGAACAGATGGTCAGCAAGCAGTGGTCTGCGCAAGTCACTACTATTGATGCGAGCGTTACAACGCTCAGAAAATACATCACTCTCTTTAACACACAAAACTCCGGCCAGTCATCCAGTGGATACGCCGGACTTGCTATAGGGTTTGATGAGACCTCTGGCACAAACAACAGCGACCTTGAACACAGCACTGACATTGAGCATAGCGGCGTTGCGCTGTTGAATGACATTTCTCTGCAAGCAAACAACCGCACAACCTGTCAACTCCAGTTGCAATTCACTGGTAATGGCCCGTTGGCATAAAACTTGGTAATTATGGAAAAAGGACAGCATTTAAGACTATTGATTAGCGACACGACTGGTTCTTCTGCAGCTTACAAGTTTATTGGCTTTGCTACGGACTTAACATTCCATCTCAGCGCGACGATGGAGGACAGCTCTACAAAGGACAGCAGTGATGCAGACGGTAATGTTTGGCAGGAGAACGAAATTACTGCCCGAACAGGTGACATCCAGTTTGGCGGACTGGTAGCAGTCGGCACAGACGCAGATGCCAAAAAGTTCAAGGACATTGTTGACGGTGTAAGTGATGATATTGTGTATTGGAAGATTGCAGCAGTCAGCGGAGCGAACAACCGAGTAATCGGCAAAACTATATGCTCAGGCGAAGGCAAGATTTCCAACTGCCAGGCAGACGCACAGGCAGGACAGCGAGCTACCTACAGCGGCACGTTGAACATCTACGGCCCCGTGACGGTAGGAAATGACTAATCTCTACAGCATACAGCCTGAATGCCACCGCAAACAGGCTGTATGCTTATCTGGAACTATGAACAACAAAAAGATTATTGTCAGCATGACTTCGTGGCCACCTCGCTACAAATCGGCAGCACTCGCCATGAAGTCTATTGTGCAGCAATGTGACGAAGGAAACCTACACGACCGCGTGAAGTTCGTGCTGGTGCTTTCTGAGGATGAATGTTGCGCCACTTATGCGCGAAAAGATGCTTGTGAACTTATGGATAAAATGGACGCGCTTGGCGTTGAAGTCATCATCGACAAGGGCAACATCCGAAGCCATAAAAAGCTCATACCTACACTCGAAAAATACCCCGACAACCCCATACTTGTCGTTGACGATGACATTCAACAGGAAAAATGTTGGCTGCGGACATTCATATCGGACAGTGACAAACACCCATACGAGATTATCTACGGCAACGCCACAAGTCGCGTGAAGGTAACAGACGGGCAAATCATCGAAGACAGGGGAGTAGTTGCACACATCATGTCGAAGCCAGGACAACAGAGCATCGACCTGAAGCCGGCAAACGGAGCCGCAGGCACACTCTATCCAATTCATACGTTCACCGACGCTTCATTTTTCGATAGGGAATTGTTCATGCGCCTATCACCGACAAGCGACGAGACTTGGCAGTGGGCTTTTGCAGTTATGGCAGGCAGGCAATATAGGTGTCTGTCCGCTCATAATATACCGAACACGCTCGGAGCTGACCAGCAGCACGCACTCTATAGCATCAATCGTTACAAGTACAATGAAATCCACAACGCCATAGCAGAAGAATTTCCACTATACAAGGAAAAACTCATCGAGCGACTGGCAACAATCAAAAATTAAGAACTATGAACAATGAAAAATCAATCACCATTTGCGGCAAGGAAGTAAAGCTCCGCTATTGTGCCGCGACAGAGACAGGCTTTGAGCAACTGGCAAGCAAAAGCATCGGCGACATTGACTTCAACAGCCAGGAAGATTTGCTCAGGCTTTCCGTTGCTGCAATAATCGCCGCATACCAGCGTGACGGTCAGGAAGCACCCATCGAAAGCAAGGACATCCTTTTCGATGCCAAGCCAACAGAAATTATTGAACTATTTAAAGCAGTATTCGAACTTCGCGCATCGTGGTACAACGTGCCGCTCGTACTCGAAGATAGCATCAAGGCAGAGAAAGCCACTGCATCCGACGGTTCTGCCGTCGGAGAATCTGAGGAACATCAAAAAAACGCCTAACCGCTCACGACCTCTACGGAAAGTTCGTGGGCGAGATAGGAATGAATCGGCAAGAATACCTCTACGACCTCACATTCTGCGACCTCCTTTGCATCGAGCGCGGCTATTACAGAAGACAACGCGCAAGCTGGGAGCAAGCGCGACTGATAGCCTACCATGTCCGCTATTGCATGGGCTTTGCAAAAAACGAGACAGCCAAGACAATCACAGAATTTTTACCGTTCTCGTGGGAAAAAGAGCCAACAGCCCCGTCAACAATCCCAACAGAAGCCGAAATTGCAGAAATGAAGGCTATGATGCGCGAAATGAATGCACAGAATGAACAGAGCGGCACTTAACTGCCGCTCTGTTTGTTTCATTTTTGTTTTGTTTTATTTTTGTTTTGTTTCGTCTGTTGCAAAGTCATTGCAACCCGCTCAAAGTCCTCATGCACACTCTCAGCCAGCACCTTCGCATACCTTTGCGTGGTTCGGATGTTTGAATGCCCAAGCATTTTAGACACGTTCTCAAACTTAGCCCCATTCTTTAGCATCCACGTTGCGAATGTATGCCGAGCCAGGTGAGAATGCAAAGGCGTAGTAATGCCCAATGCCTTACCGATAGTCTTCAATTCCCGATTATAGACAGCATTCACAATCTGCGGAACATGCATACCATACTTCTCCAGCACCTCAACAGCAGGAGGCAGTAACTGATTAACGTAAGGCTCTCCAGTCTTAATGCGGTTGCCAATTATGCGCCACTGCTTTGTTATTTCCCCCGTGATTTTATCACGGACATTCGCACACTTATATTTCCCAATGTCGAAAGCCTGCGCATCCGAATAAGCCAGACCCGTGAACATCTGGAAGACAAATAGGTCGCGCACCTTCTCCATCCATGTGCCAGGAGTAGGGGAGAACTCCTGAATCTTTCGCATTTCATCCTCAGTAAGATATTCGGTGTTCTCACTATCTCCTCGAGAGAACTCACCTTTAAGAAGCATATATGGATTGCTTGCCAACTTCCCGCAGCGCACAGCCCGATTCAGCAGGCACTTCAAATAACGGTGATAATTCCATACTCCGCTCTGCGTTATTTTCCCATTGTTCCCTTCAAGAGAATGCAACCAAGCATCCCACTTGTAGATATTCTCAACCGTCACATCCTGCCATGAAGACATTCCCCCATAATCTTGCACACGTTTTACCAAAGTCTTATAATGCTTCCGCGTCCCATCAGCAACATTCAATATGGCTATCTCATTTTTCAACCATTCAATAAGTGTCTTTTCGCTTGCAGTTTCCCATATTTCTCGCCTTATTTTCGCCACATCAATTTTTTTCCCGCTGGATAGGCAATCATTAACCTTTGCCATAATTCGACCGAGCATTATGCCAAGCCGTTCATTCAGCTTGTCCGCCTGTGGGTGCCGAACAACCTTGTCAAATTGCCATTGCCTTTCGCACACACGCACACCAGTATTTATATAATAAGGTTTTCGGTCAATAGTAACTCTAACTTCAAGTGGCCCTTCAGCACCTTTTTTTGTCCGACCGCGATGGTCAAAAACGATAGCAGTTGTAATCATTTCATTAAGTTTTTTTTGTTTACCCACCCCAAAGTCGCATAGGAAACAATGGGGAAACATTTCACAAAATTATCTCTAATTATCTACAACTATCCACATTTTATAAATCTCGCAAAAGCCTTTTATTTATCGCACTTTGCCCGAAAATACAGGCTTTTATTAAAATACTTTGTGTGACTCCGCTGGGATTATATGTTGTGCGGGAAGTTGTTGATTATTAGGATGTGTTTGAAGAAGTGGGGAAACGGTTGGTTAATTTTGTTAATTATTCACTTATTTTGTTTATTTTTTGTTTAGCATGTCGAGTCTAATATATGCGTCTGTGTAGAAGATTTGCTCATCGTTTTCTTTGTTGATACCTATGTAGAATAGGCATGGGCATGGGAGATTTGTGTGCTCTCTGATTTCGTCGGTTCTGTCTTTTGGGACGTAGCCGACGCACTGCCAGTCAGGTGTCATAATGCGGATGGCGTTGGCATCATACAGGTTGTCTGGCTCGGCTACAAGAATGCCCATTGTTTCACCGAGGTGATTCATGGCGGCTTCGCGGTGATGTGTGATGCCTGCAATGTTGAACTCGACATAATCAAGATTTACATATCCATCTACATTCGGCCAGACGCTGACATGATAGCCTTTGTCTTTGATGCAAAAGAATTTCAGAACTTGGACTTCTGCGTTAGGATTTAGTTTTGGTTCGGTCGGAGATGCGTCCGATACGATGTTTTTCTTTTCTTTCTTGGGGTCAAATTGCTTCAGGACAAAGTAAATTGCTACGATGACCAATATCCAAATTAGTGCATTCATATTGTTATTCGTTTGGTTCTGCTGCTTGTTGGTATTCGGGGAGAAAAGGTGAATATGGTGTTACTTTACCGTATTGGATGATGCGGAAGGCAGTGATTGCTTGCTGGAGTTCTGCGCGGAGTGTGCGGACTTCTGCAAGTTCGGCTTTGAGTTGGCGGTTCAGTGCTTCATTCTCGACTACTTGCTTTGAAAGGATGCTGATAAAGGTATCTGCCCATGCTGGGATATCTTCGGACTGCTTTTCTGTGGAACGCTTGTCAAATGGAACATAAGATTTTGAGGAAACATCCTCTTCTGGATGTAAAGCGTAATATCCAGCATCTTCAAGTAATAGATGCACAGACTGTCCGCGAAAGTATTGCGGATTAAAGATGTTGCCGAATGCATCATTAAGTTTCCTTATGGTTGATTCTGACGGTTCTTTTACTCGATTGTTAAGTATTCGAGAGATTGATGTCGCTGATATTCCCGTTTTTTCAGACAGCTCATTTTGGTCAACCACATAACCATTTTTATAAAGGTAGTCCAAAGCTACCCTAAAGCACTCGTTTCTCACCATTTTACATTATTTTGCACGGATTTAATCCATTATAATGTTAAGAAATCTTAATTGTTTACATCAAATTACACCAAATTACACTATTCTTTATATATTTGCACTCGGAAACGTACAAAACGGATAACGGGTACAAAAATAGCCGGCCGACTCGGTGGAGTCAGTTTGCGTGTGTAAGGGAAAGCAAATTTACGGCTATTTTCCCGAATCCGAATAAAAGCGGATAAAAGTTTAAGCATTATTAACAATGTGCGATATAATCGCACGGCAAAGAACGAAGGAACTATGATAGACAAAGAGACTAAACGGGAGATTATGGCGGTGGTGAATGCCGCTGTGCGGGATGCTGTGAAGGATTTGATGCTGCTGTATCAGGAGGAGCTGGTGACTGAGGAGGAGCTGTGCAAGCGGATTCAGATTTTCACTCGCTCCGGCATGAGGGACTATGGGAAGTTCTTGCCGCAGGCGACAGGGCAATACATGGATGCGCGAGGTGCGAAGCATGATACTCGCACTTGCTATAGGATTCATGCTATCCAGCAGATGATCCTCGACGGAGACCTGGACTTTACACGGCCTGACAGGGTTGTGTATCGCGCAAGCAAGGGTAGAAAGAAGGCAAAAAAGGCATCGCGCTAAAGTGCAATTAACTGGACGAAGAGATAATAACCAATAAATAAAAATGATTATGAAAAAGGAAGTAGTTATTAACGTAGCAAGATGGGCGGTGGTTGTACTCTGCATTTGCGCTTGCATTGTTCTTTTGATTTCTGAGCCTAACCAGAATGTCGCTGAGATTGGCTTTTGGAAGTGGGCTTTTCTATTGGCAATGACCAAGGTTGGGGCCGTGATATGCGGAATTGTGGCTTTGGTGCTGTCTGACACTTTTATTCAGTTTGAGAAGGTGAGTGAAGATGTTAGCGATAAAATCGCAAAGCAATAGACGAAGAAATAAACAATAGGAGAAAAGATATGGAAATTACAGGCATTATTATTCAGAAGCTGGGAGAGAGCAGCGGGACAAGTGCAAAGACTGGTATGCCTTGGCGCAATGCGGAGTTCCTCATGGAGATTCCTGGCGAGTACAAGCGTCATATCAACTTCAAGGTGCGCGACGGTCAATACAATCTGATTGCCCGCTTTGAAGCACTTGTCGGGAAGACGGCTACGGTTTCGTTTAACATCGAGGCACACGAAGCAAGCGGGCGTTGGTTTAATAAGGTTCGTGCATGGGGTGTTCTGGAATACAAACCTGAACAGATAACGGCTGGAGAATCTGTTGAACAGGCAAAGCAGGATGTGACCACTGGAGAACCAGCGGGAACTACGGCTCCAGGTTCTTTTGACCACCTTATGCAGCATGACGCTGTGGCGGCTCAGGCAATGGCTCTGAATGAAATGAAGGAGCATGGAACTGACGGGGATAATTTGCCGTTCTAAGCATTAAAAATTGACCATAAAACATTGAAAAACGGGACAAGATGAAGGCACACTACAGTGGTAGAAAGCCGTCCCGAATTTATCCACATATACATGTTTTTGACTCGCTTCTGCCCGTCTGAGAAGATATGGCAGAGGCAAAACGGAAGGATGGCCGAGTGGTCGAAGGCACCTCACTGCTAACGGGGCGAGCGGTGAAACGCTCCGGGGGTTCGAATCCCTCTCCTTCCGCAATTAGATAGCATGTCGTATAGCCCTTTGTACTGGAGTTGCGTTACCAACGCAACAGACATGACAAGAACGAGTAATGAACAAGGACATGGGGCGACCTTGCTGCTCACTGCTATCACAGCGATGTTTGACTTATTGCAACACAACGCATGACATCCGAAAGTAATGCTTAGTGAGGAAACTCTGAGACAGCATGAAGGGCGGATGTGTAATACTATATGAACGAGGCTGGCCGCAAGGTCGGCCTCGTGGTAATGCTGCCGATGGCGGTCACAAGCCCGCAGGAAGAAAGCAGAGTGACATAATACAGAAAACTATGAGAAGATTCTGGGATGAGAAGAAAGACAACATCCTTCGCCGGAACTATCCGAAGTGCGACTTGAAATCGATTGCAGCAAGGTTTGGAGTTTCTGTCGGAGCCATTAAGTGCCGCGCAGGAGTGCTTGGTTTACATCGGAAAGTAAACGTAAAGGAAAAATGGACTGACAAGCAGCTTGACTACCTCCGCAAGCACTATGCTGACATGAGAGCTGAGGACATTGCCAAAAAAGTGAAGCACTCTACTGAAAGAGTCTGGTACATGGCAAAGAAGCTCGGACTTGGGAAAAGCCAGGAGTTCTATCAGGAATGCGGACGGCGGAGTGCTGCAACAGCCGGAGCAATCGCTTGTCGCTTCCGAAAAGGTCAATCTCCATTGAACAAGGGGAAGCGACAGGTTGAATTTATGTCACCTGAAAGCATTGAGCGCACGAAGGCGACGCGATTCAAAAAAGGACACAAGCCACATAACACTCAAAATGTCGGACATGAGCGGATAACCGATGATGGTTATATAATGATTAAAGTCTCTGACGATATGCCAATGGTACTGAAGCATCGCCACCTATGGGAGATAACATACGGTGAGATTCCAGATGGCTTCTGTGTTGCTTTCAGAGACGGGAACAGGATGAATTGTACAATCGAGAACCTTTTCCTCATAAGCCGCGAGGACAATGCCCGACGACGCACATCAAGCGAGACACCAGAACAACGGAAGAAGAGACTTGAAAAGGTGTCTGCAACAAACCAAAGAAGAAGAAGAAGAATCAGGCAACTGCTGAAAGAGTATTATATAATATGACATATGAAGAACTGAACAGGACGATTGCTATTGTGGCAAGCCAGGTGAAGCTGGCAGTTGGCATTGGGAACAATGCGGCATGGGCGGCGGTGTTGGAGGCTCACGACCACATCAGGCAGCATCGCAACTACCGACACGAGGTGAAGCGGCTCTACAAGCAAGCTCTCCAGGAGTTCCACGACTACGAGTCGCGTCTGATTCATGCGCAGAAGAACAGGATGTTTCGCGTCTCGGACATGTCAGCGAACACGCGGAAAAAGTACGGCAATATAACCGACCGCGAGTATTATGACTTCTGGACGGCGACTGGTGCAACAGCCTATGCTCAGACGCGGCCATTCGTCACCAACCTCCACAACAAGTACCGCATATCGCTCGAAGCGCACGGAGTCAGGCAGCCGGAAATACTGGCATGGGCTATGACAGCCGACGCTTGCCTGAAAATCGCCAAGCAGATATACACCATGACGCTTCAAGTCATGGAGGATGTGTTCAAGGTGCCCCGCAAGATACTCATTGAGGTGTTCGGTCAGTTCGACCTCTCCCGCGTCATTGCCTGCTGGCAGACGGCTATGCGGTCAACGGACAAGGGGGCTTTCGACTACAACATGACAGACATCGAGAGGAAGAACATAGAACACGCCATTGATGACATCATCGACCGCTGGAGCGACACACAGAAGCACCTCTGCATAACCAACGAGACGATGAAGGACTACGACGACATCTTCCGCACGAAGGGAGAGCTGAAGAAAGCACAGCGGGAGTTGTCGGAACTTGAACAGGAACTGAAAGAAGACGAAGATAAACGGAACTATGAACGAAGAGAGAGAAAAATCAAATTTGCCGCCACTGCCGACGAGGGAGGAAATAGCGATACAACAGGAAAAGCAGAACTTCCTTCCGCAGTTGAATTGGTGGGATGCTGAAATCGACGACACTTTCCTCAACTTTGCGAAGCCATATACACCGCCTGCCTGGACGTTGAGCCATGCCGGAGTACAGTTCGCAAAGTTGGGGGATTTGCACATCGTGACTGGCAAGGCTGGACACGGAAAGACAGCCTTCATGTCGCAAGTCATGGCGACCATCCTTTGCGGAAGGTTCGGCAGAATGGCTTTCGAGCAATCGGAAAACATTCCGAAGCCGAAGGTGCTCTATGTTGATACTGAGCAAAGCGAGGATGATACCATCGCCATTAAGAACCGCGTCTGCATGATGGCAGGCATTCCTTACGACAGGAAAAACGACCAATTCTTTGTGATGCGACTGCGTGAAGTCGAAGAGGCAAAAGAACGGTGGCGCAAGATAGTGAAGGCCGTTGACCAGATAGTGCCAACGGTGCTCTTCCTGGACGGAATGCTCGACATCGTTGAGGACTACAATGAACAGACGGAGTGCCAGCCTATCATACGGCAACTGATGATGACCGCCACGAAGTACAACTGTTCGCTCTGGAGTGTGCTTCACGAGAACCCGACAACAGAGAAGATGGTTGGCTCGCTCGGATCAATAGCACAGCGCAAGGTGACTGAAATCTTCATTGTCCGCAAGCACAAGCTCGACAAGGAAAAGGATAAGAAGCCAAACCGACCACCAATATACTTCAGTGTTGAGCAACTGAAGGCGAGAGGCCGCGATGTTCCAGATTGGGACTTTCAGATATTGCCCGTTGACGGTTGGGGAAGGCCGGAGGAAATCATCGACGCTCAGGACTTGCCACACCATGACCCGCGAGAAATACAGAAGTGGATTGAGGACTATCAGAACAAGATACAATGGCCTGCCTCACGTATGGATATATACGGCAAGATACTGACACCCGTAGGCATAACTGACAGCAACGAACAAAGGGAAATCGTAGATACAGCCATTCGCTCTCGGCTTCTCATTGAAGAGCCGTTGGAGCCGGGAAAGAAGAACCACAGACTCAGTATAAACAGACAACTAATTCCATTCTAAAATAAGACTAAACATGATTTACTACACAAAGAAAAACGACAAACTGCCAGAGACACACTTCCCGAAAGGTTCAGTCATTACATACCTTTCATACGATGAAGATAGGAAATTGAAGCAAAAGGACATCATACTGCTCGACCACATAGCAGAGGAAAAGCATTGCGACATCTTTGGAAAACTTGCACTTGTCATAGCTGAAGGTGAAGCACCATACATCGACGCTCCGAAAGAAGGATGGTCACGTGTTTGGCACAATGGGGCATTGGTTCGTTATGCTTCGTGGGTGGAGCTGGCACAACTTGCCAAAGCCTTGTCGCAAGTCATAGAGCCAGGAACAATGAAAGACGTAGATCTTTCCTATGACAAAGAATCGCGCTAATCGCGTGCGTGTGTTGGGATATTTACTGATAAATATCCCAAGCGCGCGCACACACGCATACGTGCGAGGCTGGGCAGCCTATTGTGGGCGCATTGTGCGTCCGCCCACAGACATAGGCTTTGATGCCCACGGGAAGCCTCGCACACGCGCACATTATTTTTTAGGCTAACAGATATTTTTTTCTGGATCTTGGGGAGGGCGAAAACCCTTTACCTCGTAAAAGGTTTATGGCAAAAAAATGGTAGGTACGGAAAGCTGGTAAATGGTGCAACCAGCAAAATTGGAATAAGGCGCACGAGCCTCGCATAGTAATGGTGTGCGCTGAAAGGCTTAGGTGAGCGCGGGTTCGAGTCCCGACCGTACCACAAAAAATGAAATAATATGATTGACGAACTAACAATCCAGCGGGTGAAAGACTCGGCGAAGATTCTGGACGTGGTGAGCGACTATGTGAAGCTGAAGCGGGCTGGCGTGGAGTACACTGGTTGCTGTCCGTTCCATGAGGACAGGCACACGGGCAGCTTTATGGTCAACCCATCGAAGAACATCGCAACGTGCTTCCCTTGCAAGAAGACTTGGGACCCGATAGCCTTCATCATGGACAAGGAGGGCGTTGGGTATATCGAAGCAATCAGGATGCTGGCTAAGAAGTTCGGCATCTACATCGACGACAATGTGGAAGCACCAAAACAGAAGGCAGAGCCGCGACCACTGCCACCGCCACTTCCCAAGAGGACTTGGCCGCTGTCATTCGTGAAGCGAAACTTGGCAGACGGTTCGGACGCGCTGGTGCGTTGGCTCATGTCGCTGCCTTGGGACGCTTCGCAACGTGCAAGGCTCCCGCAGGTGCTGGCCGTCTATTTCATAGGTCACTCGCACTTCTTTACCAACTTTCATGGCAAGCGCGAGGAGCACGACTTCACGGTGTTCTGGCAGATTGATGAGAACTTCACGCTCCACGACGGACACTTCATGAAATACTACCCTCCAGGACACCCGAAGGCAGGGCATCGCATGAAGGAGAAAGACGAATACAATACGACATGGCTCCATGCCAGGATGAAGTACGCCGACCCAGCGAAGACAAGCATCCCGCGATTCGACGAGGCGAAGGAGGACGAGAGCCACTGCCTGTTTGGGCAACACCTGATGTCGAGCAATCCGAAAGCGGTCATCAACATCGTGGAGAGCGAAAAGACGGCACTCGTCATGTCCGTTGCATACGGCTGTAGTGCCTTGCAACTTTGGATGGCTTGCGCAGGACTTGGGAACCTCACCAATAGGCACGAGCTGCTGAAGCCGCTCATCGAGCAGAAGAAAACCATTGTCCTCTACCCAGACCACGACGGCATTGACAAGTGGAAAGATGCGGCAAAGCAGATCGGGTACAAATGGTTGTCAGTGAACACGGAGCCAGTGACGAAATGGTGGACACCAGAAGACGGTGAGAAAGCCGACATCGCGGACGTAGTGCTCCGCTCGCTCGGAGAGCACAAAGGACAGAAGCCAGTGCAAGTGGCCGAGCCGCTGCGGGAATGGATAACAAAGAATGAAAACGTGAAAACACTTATTGAGAAACTTGATTTGGAAGCGATATGAAACAAGATGATGAAGGAAAATTTGTGACCGTTGCCGGGAAGGTGAGCGCATGGTGCTACGGCAGGCTGAGCCGCATACTGAGGAAGCGGGGACTGAACATCTACCAGATGATTCAGAACTTTAGCGACTCCATTGTGCGGAACATGGACGACAAGCACAACCTCACGCCTGAAAGCGAGAAGATAATGGCAACATTCGAGCACATGATAGGATGGGAAGACAACTTCAACCTGGCCGACCCAAACGTGAAGCCCGAAGTGAGCGAAGCCACCTACTACCTGACAGACGAGGACGGCAAGAAAGGCGTGCGGGTGATGCACGTCGAAAAGCCATTCTTCGGGCAGTGGACTCAGAACTTCAACATACAGCAGATATTTGAGCGGTTTATGTGCCTCACCTTCCCAGGACTTTACAGACGGCTCCGCTTCATTGCCGTATGCCGCCAATGCGCCAGCATCTTCGAGCTGCTGACAGAGATAGTCGGAGAGCTGGAGGAAGAGGAACGGAAGAAGGAACTGCTGGAGGACTTCGAGGACGCAGACCGTGGCGACTGGGGACAAAAGCCCCACGAACATCCCTACAGACGTAGGCACGAGAAATCAGAAGACACACTATTCAAAGAAGAACTAATATAATAAGATATGGACAGATACGAACTACAAGAGAAAGCATTGGTATTGTTAGTAAAGAAAGGCGAAGCAGTTTATTCGCATACCATTCCAGAAGAGCGCGACAATAAAGGACACATCGTACACTTCGCAAGAGAAATATACAAAGTGAAGCCAGAGTGCCGGTTGGAATTACAACGCTTTCCGAGAGAGAACCCGATACCAAAACGCTGCTGTGCAAGCTGCCAGCATAAGGACGTGATAGACATCCCCGTAGAAGGTACGAAGCGAGTGCGGCAAGGCGTTAGGGTATGCCTTGCAAAGTCAAGCACAGAGGTGTCGCAATGTTCCATTTGCGCTGACTACCGAATGCGCGAAGCATGGGCAAGGATATGAGTAACTTAGTAAACCCATTGCTTTGCCCCAACTACGAAGACTACGATAAATACGGTTGCAAGGGCAACGCATTTGTTGGGTTCCCGGACATGTGGGAGCCGGAGATACAGGCAGAGGCTGGCGTGTATGAGGAACGTCAGAGGCTGAGACAACAGATATTCTTCATGTCCCGAGACAGCGTACAGCGAACCATCATGCACTTCAAGAATATGAATGCCAAGCATTCATACATAGCAGAAATTGTCAACAAGGCGATGCGTCAACTCGCAGAGGAATACGGATGGAAGGTGAAGAATGCCGACAGCATTAAGTACTGCCATGTGTCGCCCATCATCCGCACCTCGCTCGGAAAGTACGAAGACGACAGCATGGACTTGGACTTCGACGTAGTGTTCCCGAGCAAACGGAAGCGCAAACAGCAGTCATCGGAACTTGTCGAACAGTACATGACACCGCTTGAACGCATCCATTATGAAGGAAAGCAACAGTTCCCAGACAAACGGGACGTGGTAGCCTACGCGCTTGTAGAACTTGCCGCTGTCAATGGATGGAAGCCAGTCAGCACCGACCCACACAGACCATTCAATACAAAGGTGTATAAGATATGAGCAAGCGACTCGCGTGGCGATGCCGCGACATACAGCAGCAGCGCGACAAGGCAGAGATATACAACTCGAAGGAGTGGAAGCAACTGCGAGAGGCGAAGTTGACGGCGCAACCGCTGTGTGAGATGTGTCTGGAAGAAGGACGCAAGCGAGGCATCAAGCGTGGATATGTGCGCAGTGCAACGTGTGTGCATCACATCGTGCCCATCGAGACGGCGACCACCAAGGAGGAGATGTGGCGACTGGCCATCGGTTGCGGGCTGTCAGGGCTGATGAGCCTGTGCCGACCGTGCCACCACAAACTCCACAACGATGCCGGCTACCACACCCGCGAGGCGGTGCAAGAGCGCAAGCAGTCTGCCTTCGAGCGATGGAAGGAGCGGCAACAGCGAGGGCAAAGCGGTGCTTGCATCAGCTCTGCCGAGCGCGAAGCTCCTCGCACGGAGTGCAAGGCAAGGCAGCAGCGACAGCGGCCACCGACCGAAGGCGACGCTGAGGGAAAACCTCGGGGCCTCATTTAATTCAGAAACGACTTTGTTTCCCAAAT